CCAACAGCCGTAAAAGTAATACCATAATTAATTATTTTTCCATCTAATATATCTATTGAATCATTAATCATTTTATGTTTTAATAACCAAGTTTTTATATTATTTTTTACTGTTTGATTTGGTAATATTAATTTCGTATCTGCATTTTCGCATAATACATATAAATTTAAATTACTTTTTAAAGAATTTCTATCCGGTATTATATTTATTCTTTTAACAGAACCGAACTTTTTTGGCATACTATATACTAAATGTCTATAATCCTGTAAAGTTACAGCTCTATTTTGAGTAGAAAAAGAACTCTCTATTCGCTGTTTTAGTTCATTAGAATCTAAAACTGTAACATCACCTAGTAATGGTGCTTCATTTAAAACTTCTAGGCTATTTCTAACATTTAATATTAAATTTGTATCTAGAACTGACTCGTTTACAAATTCAAAAGCAGCATTAGTTATAGTACTTAAACTATTAGTCGGAACATTAGAACTACCAACAGAATTATTATATCTATAAGTTATAGTAAGCGTTGTATTAGAAGGAGAAATACCTAATTTATCACTATTTAACAACCTTGAAGGGTCAAAAGAATCACTACTAATATATTGTTTTCCAAACATTTCTAAAACTGAATGTGCGGGTTCAGCTATCATGTTATCATTGTCTTCTACGACTATATCCGAACTTGCACCAAATTGAAGAGTAGTGGATCTTAGGTTTCTATCAACAACAAATCTTCTAGGAACCATTATTGGCTTTAAAACTTCTTTTGCTAATGCACTGTCGCTTTGATTTCTATTAGAAAAAGATTTATAAACTATATTTTGAGTTAAATAGTCTACTTCATAGTACTCATTACCCTCTAAATCAAAAACAGAAAGTATTTCTACTATATCTGGCTGCGATAAAACGATACTTGCAAATCTCTTATATTCTGCAACATCAATATTTTCAAAACCTATAACTCCAGATATTACCTGCCCAAAAGCTTTAATGGCATATTGTGTAGGAATATTAGTATCTGGATCAACGGTACTAATTCTAACTTCATTATTAGGATTATCAAACTTTACATCTTCATTTAAGATAAAAGAAACACCACTTTTTGTTTGGAGCGTACTGCCTTTTTTTAATATCGGAGCATAAGATAAATCTGGACCAAGACCATCAAGTGTTGCAGGAACAGAAATAAAAAATGAAGCTATACCGGTAGTAGAAGAAGAAGTACTAAATTTATAACCTACTTGTCTTCCATGTTTAATAATATTATCATATTCTATTGCTTTATCTAGAAAACTTTCATTTGCTTGATAATCTAGATAAAATGAAAGAATATCACCGACATAAGAAACTGTATCAAGCATCAAAGAACCAAATGACGCTTCGTTAAAATCTTTAAATGTCTCTGGATAATATCTTCTTACGTGATCTATTAAATCTCTTTTGATACCATCAAAATCTCTACTGGTGTATTTTATTGGAACTATCTTTTTAGACATTTATTATTTCCTCATTATATTATTATAATTAGGTTATAACAAGATTTAATTCATCTTTATAGTTAATGCCGGGAATAGAATAATTTATAGTTATATATAAGGTATTATTATTTGTATCTTGCGGCGTATTGATAAAAATATTATCAATAACTATAAAGCTTAAATAATTAGAAGTTTGTCTAAGAATATTATTACTAATATTAGTTCTTAAAAGTTCGGTATCTTGTTCAAAAAGATATTTTTTTAATCCAACCCCAAAAGCTGGTTCCATCACTCTTTCGCCGGGATTAGTTAATAATAACATTTTAAAATCTTGCTTTATGGCTTCAACTGCCGTTTTATTCATATTATACGAACCATCAATCGTATCGTATGCTAATGGCAATTTAGGACTAAAACCTTTCATATATACCTTTAATCAACTATTGTTAGTTTACCAGAAGCTATGTCTGTTCTATATTTAATCTTTAAATAATCTAAAAATGGTTTATCAGTTGGATATAGCTCTCCCTTTAAATAGTTATAAAATGTTGTTATAGATGGTCTATTGTTAAGAATATATTGTTCTATCTCTAAATCTACCGAAGCAGCTTCAACAGTAGACAATAAAGTTGGATTGTCTATTCTAAATTGTAAATCAAGTATTTCAGCTTTTAGCTGATCTATTTGTTTATTATAGGCGGCAATAGCATTACGATCATTAATTAAATCTTGTTCTGTTGGGCCTATTTCACCAGTAAAAAAGTTACCATTTGTATTATACTTATTATTTATAGCATTGATAGATTGTCTAATTTCTGCTATTTGTGCTGTTTTAGCATTAATTATTGTTCTAAACTGGACGATTGTTTCTGGTTTTTTACGATTTTCTAAATAGCTGTTAACAATATTTCCTCTATTAGTACTATAATAATCTTCATAGATTTTTTGATATTCTTCGTAGGTTTGTTTATACCAAGATAATAATTCTGGTTTATTTATACTTTCCCAAACTAAAAATACATTTTGTCCTTCAACATAATTAATAACAACATTACCACCGCCTTCTAATGGATTAGCTTTTTCATATGCCGCTCTACCTTCTTTCAATCTTATATCTTCTATTACATTTTTATTATCATAATAAGCAAATTCATTAGAAAAACTTATTGTTGAATCGCTACTGCCAAATAATTTTTTATTTCTTTCTTTATATTCAACTGACATTCTTTGTATTTCTTCTTGAATAGAAATTACAGTAGCTCCGGTTGACGCCAAGGCCGCTGTAGAACCTTTAAAGTTATAATACTGCTGATTATCTTTTGGTACGGCATCTCTATTGGGTATAGATTCACAATCTATTTGGTTATTAAGAACATTGTTAATAGCATCCGTAGCGTTTTTATTTTTCTTCTCTTCTTTTTCTTCCGCCCAGAGTCCTAAACCAAGGTATAAACCAACATTTAAATAATTTAAATATGGAATTATTGGGGCTGGTGACGGGACTGCAAGACCAACGGATAAAGCAGGTATTATTACATCTGGCACTTGGTCTGTAAACGCTTTAGTAGCCTTATAAACTCCTGACGCTACTGCAATATTTGGCTCAGAAGTCTCTACATAGCCTTTAAATATTTTAATAGGAGCTTTTATCAATGCATTTATAATAAATTTTGCTATTAATTCTAAAGGATCTAGCGCTGCAATATCTTGTGCGCTATTTAAATCTGGCGTTAGAGCCTGACCTCTAGATTTTGTTAATTTACAAAGTTGTCTTATATTAATTTTAGAAGTTTTGAAAGCTTGTGTAAATTGTCTTCTAGTGGATGTAGATAAATTAGCAGCTATAAAATTATATGTAAAATATTTTTCTATAGGAAATATATATTTAAATAAAAACTTATATTCTACAGAGTTTTTAAATGCATTCCAAATGTCTTGAGGACTAGAAAGATCAGTAGAAAATATTTTTAACCAAACTATTTCCTCATTTGATTCTTCTTTTGGAGTTAATAATCTAGAAGGATTAAAATAAACACCGCCTTCGGAAATTAATATAAAATTATTATTAAAACTTTTAGCATTAACCTGTTGTGGCTCAATTAATGTGTAAACATCTTTTAGATTAATAAGCAGACTGTTGTTAGCGCCATATGAATTAATGATATTTATATTTGTATCTTTATCAATTCTTTTTGCTAATTTTGGTAAAGCAAAATTTCTTAATTCTTCTTTAATTACTGTTTTAAATATTAATCTTTTTTGTAACTTATCTTTATTTGGTTCACGAATATATTCAGGATTATTTTTAAGAAATTCTTTAAAATAATAATCTATTAACAAATTAAAGAATAACGTGTCTTCTCCGCGCATTTCGGATTCAACAATATTTGCTATGTATTCTATAAACAAGGTATCATCTCTATTGGTTTGCGGGTCATACAAACCATAAACAATAGATGATCGTAATAAAATATCAGTAATATAAATTCTTAAAGCCAATTTTAAAGAACCAGAAAGCATGATATTTTGACTTTCTGTATTATCTTCCTCTAATAATTCACTGGTATTTATTGGTTCATTTTTATTTATTTTATCATTTATAAAATTGTCTACACAGTTGTTTTTTAATTTTTTTTGTGCCATTTCATCTTTAATGGAATCTATATCTAGAAAATGCGGAACTTTATTACATACTTTTTCTTGCAATGTAGGCTCTATTACTAAAC